CCTAAAGGAAGAGTAACGCTTGCGCCTTTTTGTGGCCAAGGTAAAGCAGATGTAAAGTAGTCTTTACGTTTTCCACGTTTTAATAAAGTGTAATTGGTTACTGTATCTGGGCCATCGCCAGTGTCTACAGTAACGCTATTTTGTAAGTTTTCATCACGGAACCATTCGTTCCAGATGAGATTGTAAGCACGAGGCCAAAAGGCACAATGGCTTACAGTTTTTCCCGCAGTGACTTGGCCTACAGTAGGTAGTCCCATATAGTCTTGAAGACTGCCTATTGCATAGCCAGCAGTAGGTGACACCTGTTGCGGGATTACATAGCTGATTGAATCAGCTGGGTTAGCTTGTTGTCCCATGAATTTCTGCCAATTTGACCAAATTAGGCGATTAGGGACAAAGAAGAAGAATGAGTCAAGGATCATGTTATCCATTACTGGATAAAGAGGTGTAGCAAGACGGGCGAAGGCCGTCATATTTAGGTTAAATGTATCGCCGGGTAGTACTTCGTCTACATATACAGGGACAAGATTTCCAGCGTCGAATGTTGTTTTATGAGTTGATTGACAGTCGAATTTAGAACGAGGAATGTCCGCTTTTGGTATTGATGTGAATTGATGAAGTTGTACCGATTGATTGCGATGCATGATATTTAACCTTAGTGTATTATTCCGTGAAAAAAGGGCTTACGCCCTTTTATTCTACGGATTAGTTTTGAATTTTTACTTGTTTACCCAGAGAAAGCAGCTTAGGTTGATCATAGATTTCGAAGAGTCCTGAATTATCGTCGAAGACGCCGAATTCATAGAGATCAAAGTCGTCTGGGTGGTTATAGAGTTGGTTTTCCGCGTCAGCGCGGTTGACTTCGTCAGAAAATGATCGGATTGCAACGCCTGTAGATGGTGCGAACATTGGTCGTCCATAAGCGTCTGCAGCGCGATCTTTAACAGAACATAAGTTTAGTTTCATGAGGTTTGTCCTTAAGTGAGGGTACGTTTTAATTTACGCAGTTTAGCTTTGACTACTTGTTCCTTTACGGCCAAGCGGTCATAAGTATTGTCTGCGTGATTTAGTTTAGCACCGTTTTCACGGAGTGCAAGAATTTTTTCGTATTCATATGGATTGTCGTTTTTATAGAGATTGTCATAGTATTTTGGAGGTTTTATTTTTTGACCTCTTAGTACGACATAATCATGAGGGTATACGTCAGTTTTATATTTTTTGTACCAATTTAAGCCTATAGCAGGTTTTAAGGACATTTTATTGAATTCTGGAGTCATTTGAATAATTTCTCCAGATTCTAGATCAGAGTACTGATAGTGTTTTTCTGCTTCTTTACCAGTTTGTTTTTTCATAATGTATCGAGCCACGTAAGCAGCTGACTCGAAGTTAACATCTCCAATGGAGGAATAGCCAAGTGGCCAGAGGGTTTCAAGGTCAGCGGATCTATATATGAGAGAACCAGAGGAAGTCCGCATCCATAGTTTCTTATCATGAAAGTCGAGTCCGAAGATACAGGCGTGGTAGTGAGGTCGGCCGAAAGATTCGCCATATTCACCAGCCATGTAATAGCTAATTTTTGTAGTTGGATATCGTTTTCTGAGTCTTTTGATAAAGAGTTGAAAGTCTCGATAATGTAGCGATTGATCGCTAGGGAGATGTGTATTGTCATAAGTGAGGGTAATAAAGCAGTTATTTAAGTGTAATTGGGCTTCATGCATACAACGCATAGCCCATTGACGGGATCGTTCTAGCCTGCAGCCAATACATTGGCCACAGGGTAAAGATACAGATTGAACGATGTCGGGATCATTTATTTTGAAAATGACACGACGATAGACTCGGCCTGTAGCCGAGTTAGTAGAGTATCCGCTGAGACCAGCGGATATAGGGTAATAACAGGCCATGTGAGGTGGTCTGGGACTTTTTTAGAGTCTCCAGCCTCCACGCTGGGGAGATGAGCGCACGTTAGCGCTTTTGGTCTTACGACCATGTTTTCTGAAAGTCTTAGAATGAGCTTTTTTGCTCATACGTTTGCGGTGCAATGTTTTCATTTTTTTTGGCCTTAGTTATAGAGGTTTTTGAGGATTGGTGTCACCTAGCACAGTTACATCAAGTGGAGTAACTGTGCTATCGGCTTTTGGAGCATCCAAAAGACCTAGTTTTTCCGCTTCAGAGCGGTTATTTTCATCGGCTAGAAAGTCGATAAGCAGAGCGGGATCGTTATTGAAACGAGCCCTTATTTGGGCTGGTAAGCCGTCAAAGCCGTCTTGAGCTTCGATAACGGCATTGAGGGCAGTATGGTAGTCACCAATGTTAGTGAAATCGCCATAGCGAGGCGATAAAGGGCTTTCTGGAAGCAAGCCGGTAATGTTGAATTGACGAAGAATATTATTAATATCCGTTTCATCTTTAAAATGCTGCTGAGTCAGGGAAGGCTCCTCACAAGCCAACCCCGACTCATTTGACGCAGCATCTCGATCATAGTTATAAGGTGTACGCAAGAAGGGTAAGTTTTTCATTTTGAATTCCATTATTTAAGAGAACGAACAGCACCACTAAGAGAAGGCAACAACTTATCAAGGATAAGATAAGTTGTAGGGTATTTTTTAGCGAAATCACTTTCAGGAAGTGTTCTATCGCCTGTTTGTTTAATAACTTGAGCTTCTTGTCTAAGTTTATCAATTTGAGCATTTAGATTCTCAATCATTTTGTAAGATTGGGCAGCAGAGGCAGCAGAAGCAGTAGATTGTCCTTGAAATGCAGCTGTTGAAGCAGCGATATTAGGATTGCGCGTTTGCTCATTTTTTATTTGCTCATCTTTAAGTTGAGCGTCTTTCATAGATACTATCGTATCAGCTTTTTGTTTAGCGGCAGATGCACTATTTAATTCGGCCTGAGTGGCCGTTTGTTTTAGTTGTTCATTTTGTAACGCAGTCTGGGCAGAAGTAGCGCGACTGGTTTGATAAGCACTTGTAGCATTACCAAGTGCATTTTGTACGGGAGCAGGAGCAGAAGAAGAAGGCGCATTAGGTGTAGCGCCATAAGCTAGCATAGGATTTAAACCAGCAGCGGTTAAATCTTTTACAGTTGTTTGATAACGAGTTGCAAATTGTTCAGCGCTAAATTGATTAGCGCTAGCTTGGTTTGCAGCAGCTTGTGTATTTTGCGATTGTGTACCCGCAAAAGATAGAACAGGGGCTAAGACATCGCTTAAGCCTCCTGTTACGTCAGATAGGAATCCCATTAGAAGTGATCGATTAAGCCGGGTACAGAGTACATAGGCATTGGACGGGCTTTCTTAACATCAAAGAAAGAGTCAAAGATGAATTGCTGTCCATTCGCAGCTGCTCCGACAGCAACCACACGTGATACAGGTGGATTAGATACGATGAAACTTGAAGAGAGCGTAGGAAGGCTCGTGAATTTCTCGGCTAAGTGCCAGCCATCTATAGTTCCGGAAGCAGTACTGCGGAAAAGAGAAGAAATACGAGAAGGATTATAGCGATATTCTGCCCAACGTTCTTGATATCCGAATACGTTTGGATCAGTAGTATCTCCAGTAACGTAAATTTCTTGATTTAGAATAGCTTGTTCACCCAGCATAGCAAAGGCTGGGAAGTAGAAATCATAACGTGTTGAACGGCTCCACATTCTGTGGAGACCTTGTTGATAAGTAAGATCGGCTCTAACAGAAACGAGACCGATAATTACGCCATGTTCAGTAAATGATTGGCTAAAGCCATGACGATGAGCGAGGGCAGTACCCATAGCAGCAAGTGTGCCCAAAGGGGTAGTTGTTCCACTCGCTGAAGTACCGCTCGTTTGTGCAATGGGGTTGATATTAATAGGGGTAGAACCGCCGCCAAGGTACTCAGGACGCTGGAGACGAGAATCAGGAGAAATGACACCAAAGTGAGAACGAATAATTTCAGTATAACGAGTACCGCCACGAGCGTCTCTTTCAAGTAATTTTTGAATTTGAAATGATTGACGGAGTTGGTTAATTGTTGCAGCAGTAGCTTGAGAGAGATCGGCATAAAGTGAATAAGCAGCTGTAGAAGTTTGAGTACTTAAAAATAATGGATTCGAAGATGAATCTAATGTATGGTAAGTAGCGTCTGGTGCTTGAATAGACACAATACTATTTGTTGCTGCATTTGATTTAATTGGTGCAGCTGAACCTAAAGGAAGAGTAACGCTTGCGCCTTTTTGTGGCCAAGGTAAAGCAGATGTAAAGTAGTCTTTACGTTTTCCACGTTTTAATAAAGTGTAATTGGTT